CCAGTCTGATTCTTTGTATCCGCGTCTTTTATTTTTTTTGCCTTTTAAGGGTGGCTTAGTAGTTTTAAATTTTGCTAGTTTTTTGCCTATGTATTTGCGATCATCTGTTAAATTAGTAATAATGTAAACAAAACCTTCATACTCATCTGGTATTTCTGTAACTTCGTCGCCATTATATGTCCAATTCATACAATGTTTATCAATCCTTGTATTGTTTGCCTTTAAACTTGATTTTATAGTCTTTTTGTATCTCTTTTATTTCAGTATTTCGTTCTCTTGCTATTCTACGTATTTCTCTTGTTGCCTTTTGAACTGCGGAATATGCTCTAACTGAGTTTTTCCTTTCCCACCATTCATTTGCCTTAAAATATTCTAAGTATGCTTGAACTAATTGTGTATGTAAGTCGTCTTCGTTGTTCATTTTATTCTATTACCAGCTAATTCGCCTAGATTAAGATAATCAATTGCTTTAGATTGCATTTTTACAGATTTATTATTTTCGTAATTGTATGCTTCGAGCGAAATTATATCGCCAATGATACTTGTAATTGATCCAATAGCGGTATCACAATCACCGTCAACCATTTGAAGCATGTTACGTTCTGCCATTGCACACTGATATGTTTCTAAGTGATTAATTTTCTCTAATAATACTGTATTTTGATTTTTTAATGACTGTACAGCAATAACTCCTTGTCCTACAGCTGGTACTAATTCTTCTAATGCTAGTATCTTGTTTATTTCGTGACCTAAGTTCATTGTATCAAGTCCTGCCATTGCTAAAATTGTAGCATCGTACTCGTTGTCACGAACTTTTTGTATTCTTGTGTCAATATTACCTCTTATTGGAAGTATTTCACTGTTAGGAAACATTTTTGCAAGTTGTAATTTACGTCTAGGACTACTTGTGCCTATTTTACAACCGTCGACTAGATTTCCGATAACAGCATCACGCGGATCATGCCTTGGCATTACTGCACGAATTTCTGTTCTATCGTCTAAGTCCTTAGGAAGATCTTTAAAACTATGAACTGCTAAATCAATATTGCCTGCTAACAACTCTTGTTCGATTTTTGTGACAAAAACACCCTTTCCGCCTATTTCTGCTATATTTTTTTTAGCATAAATGTCGCCATCTGTTTTAATAGGAACAATTTGTATATCTACAATTGGTTTAAAGTTTGTTTTTATTCTGTTAACAACAATATCGGCATATGCAAGTGCTAATTTACTACCTCTTACACCAATTTTAATCATTCTACAATCTCCAAATCGTTTGCATAAGAAGTAAATCCGTTTTCTTTTACAACCTTTAATACATTGTTTACCCTTCCAACTAGTTCATCTTTGTGAGATATGAGGAAAATGTTTTTCTTGCGTTCTCTAGTCATTTTTTTAAGTACACTGATTGAGTTTTCAACACCTGCACTATCCATTCCTGAATCGATAAGTTCGTCAATGAACAATAAATTAATTCCTTGGTATAAACTTTCCCAAACATCACGGAATGCAAACGATAGTCCGAGTATAAGTCTATTGCGTTCACCTCTTGACAAATTATCAAAGTCTAGATCTTGTCCTAGTTGTGTAATTTCAACATTTAAGTCGTTTAAAAATTGTACTTGATGTGGTAATCCTAATACATCTAAGTAATAAGTTAGCCTATTGTTGAGATATGCTAAATTCTGATCAATAATTTTCTTACGTATAAACGAATCTTTGTTAGTTAATAATTTTAATAGAAACTCTTGATGCTCTTTAAACTCTGTAAGATTGTTTATGATACTCCAGTCAAGATCTTGTAGTGCAGTACTTGTTAGTTCGTTAATTTGTACTTCATACGGATCAACTTCTGCTTGTTTGTTTACTAATGCATTTTGCAAGTTTTTAACATTGTTTCTATGTTCGTATGCTTCTTTTGCAGTTTCGTAGAATGTAGTAGGACGACCATTAATATCACCAATTTCTTTAAGAGCAAGTGCAACATCTTTTACTTTTCCAGTAATTTCTGTTTGATAAGCAATAGCATCTTCTAGTTCTTTTCCTTTGCGTTCTGCAATCTCTGCTTTTTTGTCTGCATGAAGTTCTTGTCCACAAGTATAACAAGTAGCATCTTCTAGTTCTGCAATATCTTTTTCTGCTTTGGTTACACTTTTGTCAGCACGTATTAGTGCAGGTTCTAGTGTGCTTAATTCTTTTCTAAGAGCCAAAATAGAATTATTATGTTCTGTCCAGTTTGCTAATTTTTCGTGTGCATCTAATTCAGCATCAATGTCTAGTTTTTCTAATTCTTCGATAGCAGTTACTAGTTTTTCTTCGTCAGAACTGCGTTTTGCAACCCATGCACGTTGATTTTTACCTAAACTGTCAATTGTAGTTTGTATTTTTTGATTAGCACTTTCGATTGCGTTTAATTTAAATGTTTCTTCTGTAATAGCCTCTTTAGTACGCTTAATTTCGTCTTTTAACGAATCGGCTTTTTCACTTAGTAATGTAATACCTAATAACTGTTCGATAATAGCACGTTGATCATTAGCTCGCATACTTAAAAATGGTTCAGAATATGTATTAAGTGCTAAAATATGTTTAAACATATCATGACTCATGCCCAATAGTTCTTGTATACTTTCTTGTGTTTTGCGACTATCGCCTTGTGACTCGTCTTCTTCAACTTGTTCGGTATTATCTACATAAAACTTAAGAATATTAGGAGAACGTCCACGTTCAATTCTATAATTTATATTATTCTTTTCAAAACTAAGTGTAACTAGCATACCTTTTGAATTAGTTTTATTAATAAGGTTGTTTCTCTTAATGTTGGTCAGAGCCTGGCCATATAAAGCGTATGACAATGCATTAATGATTGTTGTTTTACCTGTACCGTTACGGGAACCCGAATCGTCACCTCCTTGATCTAAGTTTTCGCCGAGCACGAGTGTAAGGCTTTGTTGATCAAAGTCAACACCTTGACTTACATTACCTACACTCATAAAGTTTTTTACTGTTAAATCCTTAATCTTTATCATTGTAACCCGTTGTAAATATCTAATAGCGTTTTCTTGCTATAGTTTTCAGTATCTAGTTGTGAAATTTCGTTTGACACAATTTGATCAACACTTGCAAATTGGCTGATGTCTAAATCTGTATTAATTTCTTCAGTTTGACGTTGGCTAATAAGTGTAATCTCTCTACAGTTATATTGTTTAATATACGTTTCTTTTAAGAACCCTGCTTCTTCAAAACTAATAGGAATATCTAGTGTAACACGTAGATGCATTTTAGGTTTAATAAGACTGCTCTTAGGATCGAGTAGTTTACTAAGTGTTGTATTTCTATATTTTGGACAATCTTCCCAATCGATGTACAAAGGCTCGGCGTTGTTTTCTTTGTCAAGAATCATCATGCCACGTGCATCGTCACTAGCATCTGCATAATTGTGTGGAAATGCGTTTCCTATATAGTGTATATGTCCTTGTTTCTGTCTTTTATGAAAGTGTCCTGAAAACACATATTCTTGGTTTACAAAGTGTTCCGACTTTAGTTCACCGTGATCGGGCATTTGCACCATAGCATTCATATAGAAACTGGGTAGTTCAAAATGTCCGAACAAATATTTGCTTTTAATCTTAGACATTTTCTTCCACTCGTCACCGACTAACCAAGGAACTAACGCAACATCGTCTTGCTCCCATATTTCGTCAATAACAGTAACACCCGGTATGTGTTTTGCAAATTCAGTAGACTTTACATCACGTTTATCTTTGTAATACAAGTCGTGATTACCAGCAAACATGTAAAAGTTGTCAAACGCTGCACCGATTTTTTCTAAACTGCGGATGCCTGCATCCATAGTAGTTAAGTTTAGGCTGTTTCGATTGTGATTCCAATCACCACAAAAAAGAGCAGTTTCACAACCATGCTCTTTTGCAGTTTTTATATACCAATCGATGTAATCTTCACAGTCTTGATTATGCATTTTACTGTTACTTTTTAGGCCAAAATGTATGTCAGTAAATACTGCCGCTTTTTTAAACAACTATAGACTCCGCTTTTCTTTTAATTATAACAGGAAAGTATTGAGATGTCAATCAACTTTTCTTATTAGTAAAAATAGTGGCACTTGCTTCTTCATTACGTTTTATTGCTGCCTCCCATTCACCTGCGTGTTGTCTTGTATGACTTGGGTTTAAGTTATTCATTTCTAAGATGTCGTCTCGGATGTTTTGATTACGTTTTTCTAAGTTAATTACACGCACAAATGAGTTAGTAACGGCTGCTGTATAATATGCAAACGGATTGTTTGACTTAGATTCGTCAAACTGTAATCCAATTTGTGAAAGTTGTAAGATTGCTTGACCTTTCATTTCGTCATTGTAAGTATAGCCACGAACATTACCTCTTGTAGCATATCTATCTACAAGTTTTAGCCACATCATAGCAAGTTTGTTTGTTGCTTTGCCGTGTGTTTTTGAAAAAGTACCGTTTTCCATACCGCCTATCCAATGACTTTTACCAATGCAAAATAAATTACCTTCATCGTCAAATTTATAATGTTGAAACGGAGGAAAGTTAAGTTTAGTTTTTGTGTCAGCTGTAGTCTTTGGATTCTTTTTGCGACCAGGCTCGTCTGGAATGTGGTCAAATGTCATTACTCGAAAAACTAATTCTTCTTTTGTAATAGATTTATAATCAACTTCACAATCTGCTTGTTTTACTTTCTCACCTGCCATTTTCCGAGTTTCGTAATCTTTAGTAGATAAGCGTTTTGCTTTATTGCGCTTTGCTTCTGCTATTGTACGAATGTTAATACGGTCGATATCAGTCAGTATTATATCAAACTCAGAATATATCGGTTCAATGTAACTATTAAATGTATTTTTAGATTTGTGTATTTCTAACAATAGATCTCTATTGTTAAGATAATTCTTTTTGCGCATAATTTCTCCTAGAAACTTTATTACTATTATAAACTATGTAGTTAAATTTGTCAACTAAATACTATAGGAGAATAACTAATGGATAAATTTTATGAGTATAATCTTT